AGCAGACTGCTTCGATCATCAACCAGATACCAGAAGATAAAATATCTAAAGAAATCAGGCAATTAGCAAAAGCATATACATTCGCGCCCCTTTATGGCGGACGCGGATTTGGCGAGAAACCGCACGTAAAAAGGTATTTCGATGAATATTTTTCCATCTACGAAGGGTTAGCAAAATGGCATCAAGATCTGTTTACAAAAGTTCTAGAGGACGGGATCGTAAAAATACCGTCAGGACGGGAATACAAGTTCGAAAATGTAAAACGTTTAGCGGGTGGTCGAGTAACGAACGCTACAAACATCGTGAATTATCCCGTTCAAGGTTGGGCTACTGGATGCATCGTTCCTCTGGCTTGTGTAAGGGCATTAAGGAAGTTTAAGGAACTCAACCTACGATCTAAATTAATCCTTACAGTGCATGATTCAATTTGTGTAGATGTACATCCCGAAGAGGAAAAAGAGGTAACTGACGCCCTTCAATGGTCCATGACAGGCGTTACTGATGAAGCCAAACAAAGGTGGAATTACACCTTTAAATTGCCTCTAGATATTGAAGGCTCAAAGGGAAAAAATTGGATGGAACTGGAAGATATACCATTGACTAGTGGTCTTTGTTAGGGTACTCTGTAAACTCAACTAATAAAAGGACTCAATAAAAAATGAGCAGTGAAATTACTACAGTAGACCAAACCGAAGCAAATGCACTTTTAGCACAATTAGGAACTGTTACCAGTGACCAAATCAAAGTGCCTTTTCTTAATACTCTATATAAACCAGATGATAAACAGGGCCGTGATGTCAATGCACACAGAGGTTCCTTTTATCTAAGTAATCAATCCAATCCCGTTTACGCAAAAGAAGTAAAGGCACGATTTCTGTGTCAGCATTTTCAATACCGCGTAACTAATCCCGAAACATTTAAAACAGACAACAAAACTGTTTTGATGGAAGACATTCGTAAAGTTGCGGAACCACGGGATATGAAGGGTGGTGTTCGATGCGGACGCCCTGAACCAAAAGTTTGGCGCAATTTAGATGATACCGATAAGAAAAATTATTCGCATATTAAAGCGTATAGGATTCTTAAAGGTGTTGTCTCCTATACAGGCGTCACTGCGGATGGTGATGAAGTTACCGTTGAGAATGAACCATTTCAGTTATGGCACAAAGGCATGAACTACATGCAGTTTGATCGTGAAGTTACAAAGAACCTTAACGGTGGTCACTTCCATACAATGTGGATTGATCTGTCTAATAAAAAAGATGGAATGGCTTACGTCACCAACTTTAACTTGGACTTCAAAACTCCGGCTCCAATGACCCAAGAGGTGGTTGATACCCTAAGAACGTTCTTAGACATGGTGCGCCAAGAAAACGATTTAATTCTATCGTCTTTCGATAAAGCGCAGCATGGTGGCAATACCATCGATGGTGCAATGGATACTGTTCTAGAGCATATGCCAGAGGAAGCGGACCTAGAAAAAGACTTCGCTTAAACCTTTCGATTTTAACTTAGAGGGGCTTCGGCCCCTTTTCTAACCTCGAAGGGGGATGGCATGTCTTTGTCTGTTACAAAAGCACAAATTGAATTAGTCATGGAACGTCTCTCCAATGGAGAAGAAGTAGACGTTTCCGAAGATATTATAACGCAAGCGGTTGAAGAATTTGAGGCTGTTCTGCGTAAGCAATTGGGAAGAGATTCTAAAGAACCATTTAGAATTCGAATGTCCAACATGGGCCGTAATTCTTGCCAATTGCAGATGGAAAAATCTGGTCAGCCCGCCACTCGAAGGCCATACAATCACATTTTAAGAATGATGATAGGTGATGCAGTCGAAGTATATGTAACTGCGTTGCTGCGTATTGCAGGAGCAAATATTACTGGCGGCAAAGACAGAGTATCATTTGATATAGGTGATATTACTGTCCAAGGTGAAAGCGACATAGACCTAGATAATCAGGTATGGGATGTAAAATCATCATCATCCTGGGCATTTAAAAACAAATGGAAGTATGGTTTTCGAAGCCTACTAGAAGACGATACGTTTGGTTATATTGGTCAATTGTACGGATACTCCAAAGGCCAGAACAAAGAAATGGGCGGGTGGATAGTAGCCGACAAATCAAGCGGCGAAATACTATTTGTAGAAGCAGAACCAGAGCCGCACCATTTAAAAGAAATACACCAATCGATATCAAATACCATTCATAAGGTTTCTAATGATGCACCTTTCGAACGGTGCTTTGAAGATGAAGTTGAGTATTTCAATCGAAAGCCTACTGGAAGCAAGCGGCTGCACAAGACCTGTACCTTCTGTGACTACAAGCACACTTGTTGGGGTGACATACAGTACAAGCCGCAGACTAAATCTAAAGCACAAAATCCAAGACACTATTGGTATACGGAGTACAACGATGAAACTAATTGATGGCTTCATTCGTGAGCATGAACTCCTAGACGAAATGCTTAAAGACGAAACGTGGGATACATTGCCTGACGATACAGGTTGGTATCTTGGATGGTGGAGACAACCCGCAGCAACCGTTTGGCATCTTCTTATCCAAAAGATTTGGGCAACGTTACCGAATGTACATGACGTAAAAGGATTTGAGTATTGGGGTAATAATCTAAAGTCAGATCATAACGGCATTCTACAATGGCATCAGGATAAAGATGAACGTCTCTTCGAGGAAACGGGAACAACTATCTGCCCTGAAATAGGTGCAGTTTATTATCCTTACCCAAGCCAGTTTAAAGGCGGGTTCCTAGAGATTGCTAATGGTAATGACTTTGATCGATTAGAAAGGATCGAGCCTGTATTTAATCGGCTTGTAATATTCAATCCCTCGAACTTCCACAGAGTAAGCCGTGTCTATGAAGGATACCGAAAAGCCTTCGTAGTCAACGTGTGGAAGGATCATACACCAAAGATAGGATCACTAGTAGAATGAACCGTATCTTAAACAGACGGGCTTTGATGGCAGGGTATCGAAGCGGACTCGAAGACAGAGTTGAGAAGGAACTAAAGAAGGCAGGATGTAAGGCAGAGTATGAGCCGTTTAAAATCCCGTACACTGTTCCTGAGACTGACCACAAGTATACGCCCGACTTTGTTTTAGAAAACGGTATCGTCATTGAGACTAAAGGTCGGTGGGATATTGATAGCCGGAAGAAACATAAACTTCTTAGGCAGCAATACCCTGACCTCGATCTGCGGATGGTTTTCTCTAACTCCAAATCAAAAATCAGAAAGGGTGCAAAGACCCGATACTGTGATGAATGCGAGAAACTAGGAATACCCTACGCCGACAAGTCTGTGCCTATCGAATGGATACAAGAAAAGACCAATAAGAAGTCTTTAAAAATTATAAATTCGTTGAGGAATTAGATGGTAAAAGATCCTAAAGAATTAGATCCCGATACAGTATCTATTACACTCAACATGATACAGGATGTTGATCTTCGAGCAACCCTAGCATGGCATTTTTCCGGCAAAATGGGTGAAAAGATGGAAGACGATATGCGGCAAGTTGCCGAAGGTATCATGTTCCTAATTGCAAACCAAATGGACGATCTAATTCAAATCGGCGCGAACGTTGAAGAGGGCCGCAGAAGAGAACCGTTCAATGAAAAGGGAAACATAATTCCTTTCCCTACTACACCAACCAAACACTAAGGAGAAAAATATGGTTACAGCGCATATGCCACCATTTACCAATGTGGATCAGAAAGAGGATGATGATCCCGTTAATAATCCATCCCACTACAATCAGGGAAACATGGAAGCAATTGAGGCTATCGAGGCAATGTTTCCAGATCCAGAACACTTCAAGGCTTACTGCGAAGGCACAATCCTAAAGTATTTGTGGAGACATAAATACAAGAAGCATCCAATTCAGGATCTCGAAAAAGCCGAATGGTATTTGAAATTACTATTACAAAAACATGGGAGAATTGAGCATGGACATTGATGATTATCAATCTCAGGCAAAGAAGTTTGCGATCTTTCCAGAGCGGTACAATGTTATGTATCCTGCTTTGGGTCTTGCGTCTGAGGCAGGGGAAGTCTGCGGTAAAATAGCAAAGATTATGCGCGACAAAAACGGGCAAATATCACCAGAAGACAAAGAACAAATTGCAAAAGAAATAGGTGATGTCCAGTGGAATCTAGTCTTACTAGCAGAAGGTTTAGAATTAATGTCTAGCGACATTTTACAGGGGAATCTGGACAAACTTAACAGCCGACTACAGCGCGGCGTTCTAGGTGGTTCCGGCGATGACAGGTGATCTACTATGTTAATCGAGTGTTCTGTGACTCTGATTGCCAGAATTTTGAATGCTACCGCTATTTCGATGGTGGAGTCAGGCATGATTTAGAAAACCAAAAACTGCCATACGAACTCCATAATTATTCTCGCTCATGCGAATACTACACCAAACCTAAGAGGGAAAAAAATGAACAATTATTTACCGACTGATTACCAATCCTTTATCCACACTTCCAGATACGCTCGTTGGCTTGATGATGAAAACCGCCGCGAAACATGGCCTGAAACTGTAGAACGATACATTAGTAATGTCGTTCGCCCCGTTGTGAATTCTGCGGTTGCTAATGAAATACGTGATGCAATTCTCAGCCTAGAAGTAATGCCAAGTATGCGAACAATGATGACTGCGGGTAAGGCGGCTGATCGAGACAACACTTGCATGTACAATTGTTCTTATCTGCCTATTGACGATCAGAAGGCATTTGATGAAGCCATGTTTATTTTACTTTGTGGAACTGGTGTAGGCTTCTCATGCGAACGTCAGTACATTTCTAAGTTGCCGGAAGTGCCGGACCAATTATTTGATTCAGACATGACGATCATAGTTAAGGACTCTAAAGAGGGTTGGGCTAAAGCATATCGTTTACTTGTCTCTACATTGTATTCAGGTGAGATCCCTAAATGGGATATGTCTAAGGTTCGCCCTGCGGGTGCTAGACTTAAAACATTTGGTGGACGGGCGTCTGGACCCGCTCCATTAGAGGAATTGTTTAACTTCACCATACAGGTATTCAAGAACGCTCAAGGTAGAAAACTATCCTCAATAGAGTGCCACGATATTATGTGTAAAATTGGTAATATTGTTGTGGTAGGTGGTGTACGCCGCAGCGCAATGATTTCACTAAGCAATCTATCAGACGATAGAATGAGACATGCTAAGTCTGGTGAATGGTGGGATGATCCTGATAATAACATATTCCGGCAAGGCTATCGCAGCATGGCTAATAACTCAGTTGCGTATACTGAAAAGCCGGATGCTATGTCTTTCCTTCGAGAGTGGACTGCACTAGCAGAAAGTGGATCTGGT